AATTCTTTCGCCTGCATAGCGAAACACCCCAAATAAAAGTGGAAAGAAAAGTTTAAAGTGCAATCCTCCTGACGGCACGCACCCGGCCGCTGAACGTCTTGCTGTTCCGGTACTGGCCGCCATAGCTGAAGTACTGGCCCCAGGCGAAGCTCGCATCGTTCTCCGTCGATGACCAGTAGAAGCTGGGCTCGAAAGCGTCGGCGGACGCGCCTTTGAAGCTTTCACGGTCGGTTTGCGCTGGGTCTCCTGCGGTGTAGCCAGTTTGAGTGGGCCGCGAATTTGCGTTAGTACCGAAAGTGGCGCCATCACCGCCGAAACCCGTAGTTTGGCGAGCGGAGGTGTTGTTTGCCGTGGTGTCGGGCTTGAAGTTTCGATAGAGGATTTCAAGCTCGTCGCGGCTTGGCAGGTACCAGTCGGTGTGGCCATTCAGACCCTGGGCCGCGTTGCAGTTGTCTTCAATCCACTTAAAAGCCGGAAACTCAGACAAGCTATTCAGCGCAAGAATGGCGTTGTGATTTGTGCGGCCGTCGGCCAGGGTCATCGGCGGCACGCCTGCAGTGCCGGTCACAGCCGTGTTAGCGGTGCGCCAGCTCATTGTTCCGTCGCCCATCTTAACGCTGTCGCCACCGCCGTCCGACACAACAAGGCCGTACGTCTGACCGTCGTAATCTGAGACAATTTTGCCCGCGACATAACCGCCGCCGTAGGGTGCGCCGATCTCGGTATCAAAATCAGGCACAAACGATGCAGACGTTGTGATGCTGCTGCCGGCGCCGCGGGCGGAATCGCCATAGACCGCGCCGTGGTACTGCGGCTCAATAGTGTAAGTCTGGCCTGGCTGCAGGATATCTGCGGGCACCGTGACGCTGGTGAGCTGCGTTTCAGAGCGGATCACGTCGTAAACAATGCCGCCGGTGCTGTCGCGAATACGCAGTGACGTGGCCACGTGCTCGTCTGTGCCGCTGATTACGTTAAATGCGGACAGCTCGATAACCGGCTGCTCAGGTATGTCGGTTGCGCCAGCTGCCGGGCTTGTAACGCTCGGCGTGTCGATGTAGGTGTCAGCGGTACCGAAACGGGTGCGGGGTGAGCGCTGCGCCCACTCGCCTTCCACGTTTTCGTCCTGGTACTGCCATTCGTGATCTGAGCCCACGTCTATTGGCGATGCAACCGTGTGAGCTTCGATCGGATTTTCGTCAAGCGGCGTCTCGTCGGCTTCGTAGACTGGCACGTCTTCGTTCAGTCTGAAGATGTAAAACCGGCGGAGATTTTGCGGCACGCCGTACAGGGGGTAATAAGGCGAACCGACCAACTCTGGCGTTGCTGTTACACCGGTGGCGGCGGCGGCCGGTGAGATGTTTTCGGGGCGGCGGGTGACGCCGATCGGCAAGGCTGTGATGATCGCGACGCGGGAAATAACGCCCATCACGCGCAAGCGCGTGACGTTGCTGGGGATGTGCCAGCTGCCGTCTGCCCGTGCTGTCAGGTTCTGCCACGCACTGCCGGTCCAATACCGTGCTGCCAGGTTTGAGCCCTGCACGTGCAAATAAGCGCCGCGCTCCATGTCTGTCAGCTCTGGCGTTGCGTACTCTGCCGGAGCAAGGCGGCCAAGGGTTGAGCCCACAGCGACGGTGCTGGTGAGCGAGCCGTACAGCGTGATGCGCTTATCCGAGAGCACTTGACGAACCCGAACGCTTTGGGTGTTTCCAGAGTCAACAATGAAATAGTGCTGGCCAGGCTGAATGCCGGCAGTGCTTACCAGGTCGATGCTGTCATCGCCGCCCACAGCGGATTCGATCACAAACTCAGGCACTTGTTCTGCACGCTCAACAAAAACGCGTTGCGCGCCGTATTGAACCAGGGCGTCAAGCCGATCTGACAGGTTGACAGGGTCACTGCCCAGAATGTCTTCCACCTGGTTCTGGGTTTGCAGGATCAGGGTGCGCAGCCAGTGGTCATTGGCCAGCAGATCGGTGAACTGCGGGTTCCAGGTGTCCGGATGTGCCGGGTCGGTGGTCTGAATGGCGCGCAGCTCTTCGCTGAACTGCGGGTCGGTAATGGTAATTTGCTGTGTCATGGTTGGTCCTCGTCTGATCAGAACTGTAGGTCTAGTGTCGCGACAATGCTGGTGCCGGAATCCAGCTCCAGCGGGCTGTGAACTCTTCGTGCGGCCAGGTCACCCTCGGAATCGAACAGGCCGATTTCCCGAATGGACCGCCCCAGCACGCTGTCGCCTTCCAGCGTTGCGCCGATTTTCAGGGTGACGCCATCGGCCACGGCGGAATCCACCGCCTGCCGGTGGTCCTCGCTGGCCAGGGCCTGATCGTCTGGGTTTGTTGGCGCGCTCCCGGTGCCCCAGGCCACAGCGGTTATGGCTGGCACAGCGGTGCCGGCAGCCGCTGCGGCCGCCACCTTCGCCCGGTATATTTCAGTTGCGGGTATCACGGTTGTCACAATCGAATCTCCTTGCGCTGTCTGCGGTCCCGTAGCACGGCATGGGCGTCTGTCCCGATGGAATTAATGGTTGTCTTTTCTCCCAGCAGCCGAATGCCGTCCAGTGGTGTTTTTCGGACCTGGTATAGCTGGGAAAGAGCGAGCCCCCAGGTGCCGTCAATGGAGCGGTGGCCGTCGATGATCTCGTTCAGGCCCCAGCTGGCATCCAGCGTGTCGGTTTCGGTTTCGCCCAGAGTCCAGTGGTTCCGGCTTGAGGCTTGCGCGGCGGCGGTGGTGCGCTGCTTAATCTGTATGTCGATGGTGCCCCAGCCCTGGTCCAGCGGTTCGCCGGTCGGTTGCTGGCCGGTGAGCTGGTAGTCCCCGCGCAAAGAATTGAAGCCGTCAAGGACTCGAGGGAGGTAGTCGCCGGAAAGGGACTGGCACCCCATGAGCTGGCGCGCCCGGTGAACAGGTGCGCCCTCGCAGCCCTGCCAGGACTGCTGCACTGTCTGGGTTAGCGGTGAGACGGTAATTTCTGCAGACCAGGTGGCGGCATACTGATACAGCAGCGCCACAAGCTCGGACCTGAGCGGGGCTGCGCTCTCGACGCGGTCCCGGACACGGCGCTGGTCTGCGGCTGTGAACGGAGCGTCTGCAATGTTGAAAGCCAGGGCGTACTGAGCCCAGTTGGTGGTGACGACTTTGGGCGGGTTAACCAGGTGTCCGCCGAGAACAGCGGTGCCATCGACCGTAAAGCTGCCATCGACATACAGGCCGCCGGCTTCGCGCCAGGCTGAATCCTGCCTAGTGTGCTCCAGGATCTCGACATCACTAAAGCCCAAAACCTCCAGGGCTCGGCGGACAGCCCACACGGTTCCGCGTCGGCGGCGAATAGGAATAGCTTCGCTTATGGCGTCGCGCTTAACCTGTTCTGGCCAGTCAGTGCTCCAGTGGTCGACGCCGGTCGCCCAGCCCAGCCAGGGCAGCATGTGCACGGGCATGCGCTGGGCATCCCAAAGGGCGTCAAACGGGGCGATGGCCGCTACCAGATCGGCAGAGACTTGCTCTATTCGCCGTTCAAGCGCGGTGGTGTTTGGCGGCAGCAAGCTAGCCATTCGCCGTCACCTCAATGCTGGAGCAATAGGGCGCTTCGCTCCGGTCGCCACCTATGTCTGCGGTTGGGCTTAGCAGGGTGGCCCGCTCAACGCCGGGCGCATAAAGCCGGGCCTCCAGTGCGCCCAGAACGATTTTTGCACCCAGGGCGTGGCGCTCTTCCACGTATTGCTTGGCGCGGCGTTCGGCCTCAGAAATGACAACGGTGGTATCTGGCCCATCCTGTATTTCAAGCTCGGCAATCACCTGGAACTCCAGAACCGTGGCGCTGCCCGCCCGAACTGTATCTGTGAGCGGGCGCACGGTGTCTTCATTCAGCGCCAGCTCGACGGTAGTTATCAGCTCAGGGCTGGCCTCGCCATCACCTTCACGGGACAAGACATAAACCTGCACAACGCCCGCAATCGGCCGGACGGCTTCGGCATCTTTTACGGCCGGGGCGGCGCTCAGTGAGAAGTACCGGTAAGCCTCGCGGCTGCCGGCGGTGCTGAAGGCGTCATGAGCCAGCAGGATACGGCGCAGGTAGTCGGGGTCGCTTTCCATGGTTGGTGGCGTGGGCGGGTTAGCGTCAGGCTCTCCGGGGTCCAGCGTCAGGCGCTCAGTCAGGTAATAGGTGACGCCGATATGGTCCAGCTCCGGGCCGGTGGCATAGGCCAGAAGTAGCGACTTCGCGCGCTCATTGTGCTGCTGGCGTAGATTGAGCTCTCGATATGCCGACTCCTCGAGGAACTTTGTCAGCGGCTCGCTTTCCAGCGCCAGGGTTTCGGCCAGCTCTTGGCGCTCTGATTCGGGGGTGAGCTCCAAAAGCCTGCTTTTCCTAGATTCCAGAATGGTCTCGAAATCCAGCGGGTCGATGATGGTCGGGGCCGGCAGCAGAGAAAGATCTATATGGCTTGGCACTACACACCTCCCACGGGAACACCGAATGTCTGCTGTTCGCCAGAGTCTTTGATGGTGGCCCCGATCTCAATGACCGCCCTCCCGCTGGCGTCTACGGTACGATTTACCCGGCTGATCCTTACTCGGGACTCCCAGAGCGACACAGCGGTCACCGTTGCGCTATAAAGCCGCAGCAGGTTGGCATTATTCAGCGGCTGGTCGATCAGCGCCGGGATGAGCGATCCGTAGTCACGGCGCATGACTCTGGATCCCAGCGGTGTGGCCAGAATGTCGGTGATGCTTTGCCGGATGTGGTCGTTACCGGTCAGTGATCGGCCATCGCCTGAGTTCATTCCCATCAGGTCACCTTGTAGCTGCCGGCGGACGATCCGCCCGGTACCGGCACTTGTGCGTTCTGCTGAATCTCATCGACCACCGCAGAGGCGATCGCTTCGGCCAGGCGCTCCACCCAGCTGTGTGGGCCGGCGGCTGTGGCGCCGGCGGCTTCCATTTCGCTGACAATCCGGCCTTTAAGTGCGCTTTTGCTCATAGCCATGATTACTTTCCTGCCGTCACGGTGCTGGAGCCGTCGCCGTGGGGGTTGCCGGTGAAGTGGCAGATGTGCCCCTGGGTAACGACACCTTTACCGCTGTTGTGGTGGATCTTCTGGGCGTTAACCTTGCAGACCTTGGCCACGTCCAGGTCGCAGTTGCCGCCCACGGCGGTTTTGGCATCTCCGCCGATGTTGATGGTGGCATCGCCGGTCACGTTGATGGTGGTGTCTCCGGCCAGGTGCACATCCAAAAGCTTTTTCTGGTGGTCGTAGGTGATGCGCGATCCGTCCGGAAACTCCCGGTGGCAAAGGTCGGCACTGTCCTTCGGGGCGTTGCCCGCGTATATGCCGGTAAAAATGATGGCCTGGGCCAGATCGCCCGCCGGCGAGAACAGCACAACCTGCTCGCCAACGGTGGGGGGATCCCAGTCTATGGTCGTGCCCGTTCTGGCTGAGGCCCACGGCCGCCACCCGGTCAGGTTATCCCCGGCTTTGACTCGCGCGCGGGCGCCGGTTACGTCCACCTCGGCAATGGTGCCGATGCGAACGATGTTGTTAATAAGCCGGAATGCTTCAGTGATCCTGTCCATAACCCCAGTTTGTCGCGTGGGCGATGACAACAGGAAGCGGGGGCGGTTGTCCGGGGCTTTCTGACAAAACGCGGGGCTACGGGGAGATGTGCTCCAGGATCTTTTCGGTGATCATTTCCAGGTCTTCCCGGGTGGTGCCGATCAGGGGCCGGGCCGGGTAGTCGTAAACCGGGCCATCCCGATCCACCTTTGCCCGCAAGCCGTAGTGGTGGGTACGGGCGATTCGACCGGCAATGCCGCCAAACGCCAGGCCGGCGCTGTTCGGGTCGGTCTGGATCTTCAGAAACTTGGCCGTTCGCAGTTTGGTGAACATGGCCTTCTTGCGGATGCCGCCGGATTTGCCTTTCAACTTCCGGGGTTTTCGGGGTTCCCACCGCTTACCGTCCGGGCCTTCCTGCTTCTTCATGCGCTCCTGGTTGGACTTCCGCAGACCACGGGATATCGATTTCATCAGCTTGCGGCGTTCAGCGGGCTCCATCTTGCGAAGCAATGGCTCGGCCCACCCGGACAGCGCGTCAATATCGTCAGTCATCGAACGGCACATCCTCTTCCAGGCCATGAAGGTCCATGATGATCTCCCATTCCGTGGCGTCCATTTCCATGGCTGGCTCTGGCAGGATGTGTTCCACGTCCAGGCCCGCTTCGGTGGCTTTCACGATGACCCGTTCGGTGACCTGGACGGTGATGGCGATGTCGTAGCTGTCGTTCTTCAGCAGCTCTGCCTCAAAGCTGAGGGTATTCTTCGGATCGTGCCCCGGCTCCCGGACTTTGAGCCAGGACAGTAACGGCAGGATGATGTTGTCCACGGATCCGGAATAGTCTGTGATGATCAGCTGGATCGGAAAAGAGTACATGTGGCTGAGGTTCGGGCCCTCCCAGAACTCGATGCTGCCATCTTCGATAAAGGTCAGCAGCTTTTCCGGGTTGCGCTTCAGGTTTGGCACGTTGGCCAGTATGTGCCCGCGTAGGTCTTCCAGTTTTTTCATTGCGGCTCCGGCGTGCTCAGGGTTCGGGCTTGGGTTTCGCAGTCACCCACTTCATCGGCGATTTCTGCCATGCGTTCGTTTAGGGTGTTCAGCTTAACCGCGTACTGGTCAATCAGATCCAGCAGGCTGGCGTTCTTTTTCAGAGCTGCCCGGCTGGGGTGGCGTTCCGGCGTCGCCAGTGGCTTCACGTTGCCGCACACCAGGTAATCGGTGGTCTGTATATAGCGGACTTTCCCGGAGCAGCCGGCCAACAACACCAGGCAGGTCAGCGCCAGCCCAATTCCTATACGCTTCATTCTCTTCCTCCAGGGCTGCCCGCTTCGCTTTCTCAGCGTCCAGCTGGGCTTCAAGGTTTGCTTCCACTGTTTCGATGCGCCGGATCCGGCCGGCCAGGCGGTCACGGGCAACAACCATTTCCGCAAGCCGGCCCTTCGTGTCCTTGTGCTCCTGCTCTTGCCGATCCAGAGCCCCGGACACAGAAGCCAGCTTGCCGCTTGTGGCCAGATTGCGCTCAATGCTGTACCAGAGGGCGCCGCACAGGGCAGCGACCACTAAACCGATTACCAGGTAAACCTTCATTCCTGCTTTCGCCCGCTGTTGACGTAGAAACCAAACCAGGCGGCGGCACCGCCCCAGATCACGCTGGCGTAAAGCTGCTGAGGGGTGGCCGGATCGCCCAGGGCGGTGAACCACTGGTGAGTGTCAAAGCACAACCATCCGTAAAGGATGACCAACAGGCGAGGGACAACGCGCCAGGCGTCCAGCTGCTCCGGAGTGAATTTCACGCGGCACGCCCCAGCTGCCGGTACCGGTCATAAGCTGTGGCCATGCGGGTGTCGTACTGGTTGCGGGCGTAGGCCGGGCCGTTGTAGCGTTCGGCAAAGGCGGGCCAGTCCCGGTCTTTCAATGCGGCGTGCAAGGCTTTGTCCTGTTTGATGAAGCGAACAAAGGCTTCCAGGTGTTCACACTCGCTTCGGTGCATTGCTTCCGAATAGTCAGCGGCGGAGGCGTACCCCAATCCCTGCCAGTGAAAGCCCATGATCTGGAACAGGCCCCAACTGGCTGACTCGATGGCAGTGGATCGGTCGATAGCGCTGGCCCGTTTCAATCGTCGCCATTCACCATCGCCGCCAACGTATCCGCCTGGGTCTTCATTGACGATGGCCGGGAACTTGGCCGCATTGTGGGCGCGTGCTGAATTATCCAGTCGGCGGAACATGACGTGACGCTCGAAGAGAATGACCGGACGGCCAGACGGCAGGAAGCCGCTTTCCTTGCTCTCCACTTCGGTTACCGCCTTGATGGCAGCCAGCTGAACCCCGAGTTTTCGAGCGGCGGCCTTCAGGTCTTTTTCGCAGAGCTCCTTTCCGGAGTTTTGGGTGCTGTTCGGGTTCAGCCTGCCCAGTGTTGCCGGCCCGGCGACACCGTCGACCATTAACCCCTGATCACGCTGGAAGCGGATGACCGCCTTTTCGGTGGCGTCGCCAAACCACCCATCCACTTCAATGGCGACACCCGTTGATTTCAGGGCCTGTTGAAGTGCGGCCACATGCTGTCCTACGTCTCCGATCCGGATCATCAGCTGTTTGCTCCTATCAAGGTCAGTGCTGCGCTGAAAAGCTCTTTACGCAGGGCGAAACCAAGCGCTGCGATGCCAATAAGCACCCAGATTGCGCCCGCGAAAAACCAGACCTTTCGGGAAAGCCCGGAAACGATTTTACCCAAGCCATCGATCGCTTCAGCGGTGGTTTTATCGCTTTTTTCTATGTACTCCTTGTTCTGCTCGAGGAACTTCTCCAGCGCTTCCTTGGTTTCTTTTTGCTGCTCCTTTTGGCTCACAGTGAACTCCCGCAGGTCGCCGCGGATGTCAGAAACGGCGTTCTCCAGGGCGTTTACCCTGGGGTGGAGATCTTCCAGTTGTCTGAGTCTCGCCGCCCAGTCGAGGGCGACCATTTCTTGCAGTTGCATCGCTTCGGTCCGTTGTTCAGGCATGCCGTCTCCTCAGTTCCACAGCTGGACGGTCGGTTGAGTGGGTTGCCGGTCTGCCTCTGGCAGTTTCACCAGGGTCCCCGCGGGAATGGTAGGGCCAAAGCTCGCAAGCCCCGGATTGGCTTCATAGGCGGCTTCAGTGACGCCAGCAGTGTGGCCATAAACCCGGTAGCAGATGCGGTCCAAGGTGTCGCCCTGTATCGCCCTGACTTCTATCATCAGATCAGCTCCACGGTGGTTCGGGCCCTGCCTCGAATGTCTGAAAGCGCCCAGGCAGCATCACGCCGGTAGTCGTCGTCCGTCATTTCCAGGGCTTCAGCGCGGTCGTGCCCGGCGCCGGTGCTGTCATAATCTCGGTACCGCTCTACCAGGTTGGACTTGGCCAGTGACCAGACCGCACGCAAGTAAAGGGATTTGTGATAACCGGCAGGCTGCCAGGTGGGCTGGGGCGTATCCTCGATGGCGTCAACACCGGCATCCTGCTGTTCCTGCATCCACTTGGCCAGCAGCTGGTTGGCTTCGTACATCGCCGCCTCAAGGGCGTGAACGGCGCGGCTGTCAGTGACCGTGCCGTCGATCCGCATCGCTTCCCGGAAGTTCTGAAGTTGAAGATCAGGAAAGAAGCTGGCGTTGGTGATGGTGATGGTTTCGGTGGTACCACCGGCTGCAATCAGGCTCATGTTGCCTCCGTGTGAGGGCGGTGGACGGGGCCGTAGAGCTTGTGGCGTAGCCTTGGCTCAGGGCCCCGTGCCGCCTGGCGTCGGGGTGCCGACTCGGGTCCGGCTATTCGCCGGAATTCTTCAGTTCTTTCCTCAGCGCCTCGATGTCCTTCTTCACGCCGGCGCGATCGTTCAGTTTCAGGGCGCGGTCGAGGGCATCCAGCGCTTGATCGGGTTTGCCGCTGTCACGCAGGCGGTACCCGTAAGCCTTGTAGAGCTTTGCCTTTACCTGGTCGTGCATGTCGGATTCCCCGAACATGTTCACAGTGCGCTCAACGGCTTGGATGAATTTTCCATCGGGGTCTTCACCCTCGGTTTCCAGCGCTGACACGGCCACTTCTTCAGCCACCAGGTTGGCGGTGGTCCGTTGGTAACGGTCCGGTGTTTCCAGCCCGTTGGCCACGGCGTAATCAGCAATATCCAAGCCGGTTTCCAGATCACCCACGTCCAGGTACCAGACCATCAGCGTCATCAGGACTTCGTCCTGGTGCCCGGGTGCGGCCTGCAGTACGCCCTTTACATACTCTTCGTAGTTGGGCAGCAGTTCGCGTTTGGCCTCTACCTTGCGCTCGATGCTCTGGATGTCGTGCAATCGCCGGGTGTCCTCGATGATCGCTGCCAGGTGCAGTTCGTAAGCGTCGCCCGTGGGGCGATCAGGTGTTGATGCCGATGCTTCCTTTTCAACCAGTTTGCGCTGGTAGCGCTTGGCGGCCGGGCTAAGCGGTCCGCCGCCCGATGGCTGTTTCTGGAACGGGTTCGGCTTTGCTTCGCTGCCCCGTTTTGCGGCCTGCTCTTCCCGCTTTCCCTGTGCCTTGCGGGCTTTTTCCTGTGCTTCGGCCCTGGCCGCCTCCCGGGCGGCCTGGACTTTTTCGAAGCGCTTCTTGGCTGGACTAACCATTACGCCCCCTTTACACCAGTGTTATGTTCTCGACCACGGCGCCGGCGCCGAAATCTTCCACTACGTAGGCCTCGTTTGAAGACTCGTAGTTCTCGATGCGGTTGCGCTTCGGGTTGTCCATGACGTGACGGCGGCGGCCGCCGTTCTGGTAATAGATGGACAGGTTTTCCATGGTGGTGACCATCATGGTTCCGTCCGGAATGAACGGTACCTGCACGCCCTGCAGGCCGCCAATGCGCATCTGGCTGACGATCAGATCCAGTGCCTGCTGTTCAGTCGGATCGTTATCCTTGTTGATCAGCGGGAAGTACTTGTCGCTCATCAGGGTGCGGCCAACCAGCACCACCAGATCCTGGCTTTCCCGGTGCCACGGATCCAGCATGCTGTGAACCACGTCGTAAACCAGGGCGTCCAGGTTCTTGTAGTCACCGGTTGAGCCAACAGTGACTTCGCCAGATGCTGCCACTACCTCATCCATTACCCGCTCTGGGGAAGTGGTGCGGTAGTGCTGGAGCCAGCCTTTGTTGACGTCTTCCAGAAGCGGGTTGGCTACCCGGTCTGTCTCGGATGCAGCGCTGAGGCCGTTGAAGCCGATCATGATCCGGTCTAGGGCCTGCTGCTTCACGATCGCGTCGCGCAACATGGCCTGGAAGTTGGGGAACTTGGCCCAGGCGTCGATTTTGGCGTAGGGCACGGCGGTGTCGAATTCGGTCAGGAAGCACTCGTAACCGTTCGCGCCCAGGTCACTCAGATCGCGCGGTGTGCGATCCTTGGCTGACACATCGGTGCGCCCGGCAATGGTGGATCCCACGCCCAGGCCGATCTTCTCGCCTTTGACTTCGTCCACGCCGATCACGTTGATCCGGTTCAGAAAGCCGCTGGATTCCTGAATTCGCTGTTCCAGCCGCTGCTGGACGGACGGTTCCACCGCGAAGGTTTCGGCGGCGGACTCTACGCCATTGAGCTCCGCGATCCGGCGGCGGAGCTTGTTGAACTGTACTCTGGATTCGTTGCGCATAATCTGACTTCCTTCAGCAGTCGGTGAGGATAGCGTTCTGACCACCGGTGGCCGGCGTGCGGGGACTGTGTTGGTGAGGCGTGGTTTCAAGCTGGTTCTTCAGCTCGTTGAAGCTCTGCTCAAGGGCTTCATGAGACTGCTTCAGCTGTGCGTACTCGTGCTGGACTCCGTCCATAGAGCTGCGCAGATGCTGGCCTTCGGACACGAACAGCTCCAGGGTTTTCTCCAGATCGGCCCGGAAATCCGAGAAGCGGGCGGCCGTGGCGTCGCGGTGTTTGCTGAACAGGGCTTTTACCTTGGTCAGCATGGATTCACCGCCTTGATCACCGCTGCCCTGGTCGCTGACTGCTTCAGAGAAATCCAGCTCTGCTTCAACGGCTTCTGAGAAGAGGTTTTCCGCACGCTGCTTCCGCGCATTCAGCGGGCTGTTTTTGGCCCTACTGCTGAACTGGAGCATTTCGGTGCCCAGGGATGCGGGGGAATCAGTCACGGCCAGACCTACCAGATAGGCTTCGCCGGTGTCCGAGAACTTGGGATCGACCTCGATGGAGGTGTAAATCTTCTGCCGGTCCTTTGTCATTTTGACTAGGTCTTCGGTGGGATCGATCTCCGCGAACAGCTCCAGCTTGCCTGCGTCATTCTCTTCGGCCTTCACTGCAGTCACGTCACCAAAAGCCTTGAAAGGCCCATCGGCGAACATGCCGCGCATGTGTTCAAGCCAGACCCGGGCGCCGTATTTCTCCCGGTTGAAGTTCGCGGCCATCTGTTCGATCCAGGCGCGGCTGATTGCCCGTCCGTCGGTAGTGGCACCTTGAGTGGCCACTCGAAACCATTTTTTCATGTTGCTCTCCAATCGGGGGTGCGAGATGCTGTCTTTCGCGTGTGCCACCAGATTCGGGCCCCAGCCCGACAAAGCCAACCGCCGCCGATTGTTACGCCGCTCCTCACAAATGAACATGCGATAGCGCCACCCCCGCAGCCTTTAGGCTGACGGCATGGATAAGACTGTCGAATCGGATTACCGCGATCACTTTGTGAAGGCACGCACCCTCTACTGGATGGGATGGCGAGCGCAGCGCATTGCCGATGAACTGGGCATCAGTCCTCAGCTGTTTCACAACTGGAAAAAGCGGTTCAGCTGGGACGAAGCCGGGCCGATCCAGCGGGTGGAGAGCTCGCTGGAAGCCCGCATGGTTCAGCTGGTGTTCAAGGATGAAAAAGAGGGGAAGGACTTCAAGGAAATTGACTTGTTGGGCCGGCAGATCGAACGGCTGGCCAGGGTGCATAAATACGAAGAGTCCGGGCGCGAATCAGACCTGAACCCGAACATCCAGGAGCGCAACAAGGCACCGCGAAAGGCCAAGAACGATATCGGCGATGAAGGGCTGGAAGAGCTGACCAGCGCTTTCGATAAATCGCTGTTTGACTACCAGCACAAATGGAAGGTGGCTGGGCTCACCCACCGGATCCGCAATATTCTGAAGTCCCGGCAGATCGGCGCCACCTGGTACTTTGCCCGCGAAGCGATCGTGGACGCCTTCCACACTGGTAAGAACAAGATCTTCCTGAGTGCGTCGAAGGCCCAGGCTCATGTTTTCCGGCAGTACATCGTTCAGTTCGTCAAGGACACCGCCGGCGTTGAACTGCGCGGTGATCCCCTGGTGTTGCCCAACGGCGCCACCCTGTATTTCCTCGGTACCAACGTGCGAACAGCCCAGAGCTATCACGGCGATCTGTACATGGATGAGTACTTCTGGATCCAGAGCTTCCAGCAGTTCCGGAAAGTCGCATCCGGTATGGCCATGCACAAGAAGTGGAGCCAGACCTACATTTCCACGCCTTCCGCGATCACCCACGAAGCCTATCCGTTCTGGACTGGCGAGCAGTTCAACAAGCGCCGGGCCAAAGATAAGCGGGTGTCCATCGACACATCGCACGCCGCGCTGGCTGAAGGAAAGGCATGTGATGATGGGCAGTGGCGCCAGATTGTGACGGTAGAAGATGCCATCGCCGGCGGCTGTGACCTGTTCGATATCGACCAGCTGCAGATGGAGTACTCCGCGGACGAATACTCAAATCTGCTGATGTGCCAGTTCGTTGACGACACCCACGCCGTGTTCCCGCTCGCCAAGCTTCAGCGCTGCATGGTCGACAGCTGGGTGGAGTGGCGCGAACTAAAGCCATACGCCGAAAGGCCGTTGGGTGATCTGGAAGTGTGGCTGGGCTATGACCCATCCGGCGGCGGGGACGATGGCGACGGCGCCGGCCTGGTGGTGGTTCTGCCTTCAAAATCCTCCAATAAACCTCACCGGGTGGTGGAGAAGGTCCGCCTTCGTGGCCTGGATTACGAGCGCCAGGCAGAAGAGATACGCAAACTGACCAAACGCTATAACGTGTCGTTTATCGGCATGGACACTACCGGCCTGGGTGAAGCCGTGGCGGAGCTGGTGGAAAAGTTCTTCCCGTCGGTAACCCGTTTCAACTACTCGCCGGATGTGAAGGCCCGGCTGGTGATCAAAACCCAGAACATCATCGACCATGGCCGGCTCCAGTTCGATGCCGGCTGGAGCGATATGGCGCAAAGCTTCATGGCGATTCGACGTGCCATGACAGATTCACAGAGACAGCTCACCTACAAGTCCGGCCGCAGTGAAGACACCGGCCATGCCGATCTGGCATGGGCGGTGATGCACGCGTTGTCGAATGAACCCCTCGAAGGGCCCACCGAAAAGGGTGGCAGCATGATGGAGATTTACTGATGAGCAAAAGCATTGAAGCGTTCACTTTTGGTGAGCCGGTACCGGTGATGGACAGGTACGACATGCTCTACACCGGCTGCTGGATGGCCGGCCAGGATTACTACGAACCACCGGTCGATATGGCTGCACTCGCCAAGTCCTACCGATCCACCGCTCACCATGGCAGCGCATTGCAGGTTAAGCGCAACATTCTGGTGAAAACCTTCCAGCCCACTCAATACCTGAGCCGGCAAGACTTCGCGCGCATGGCGATGGATTACCTGGTGTTCGGCAACCTTTACGGCGAAAAACTGGAAAACCGGATGGGGCGACTGATCCAGGTGAAGCCGATTCTGGCGAAATACTGCCGGCGAGGCGTGAAGCCCGGATCCTTCTGGTGGGTTCATGACTGGATGAACCACACGGAATTCGCAATGGGGAGCGTCGTTCACCTAATGGAGCCAGACATTGACCAGGAGCTGTACGGTGTTCCCGATTATCTGGGCTCGCTTCAGTCCGCCTGGTTGAACGAATCCGCCACACTGTTCCGCCGCAAGTACTACCAGAACGGAAGCCATGCCGGTTTCGTGATGTACATGACGGACGCCACCCAGAGCGCGGATGATGTCGACAACCTGAGAAATGCACTGAAGGAAAGCAAGGGCCCGGGCAACTTCAAAAACCTGTTCGTCTACGCCCCCAATGGCAAGAAGGACGGCCTGCAGGTGATCCCGGTCAGCGAGGTAGCTGCCAAGGATGATTTCTGGAACATCAAAAATGCCACCCGCGATGACCAGCTGGCCGGGCACCGGGTTCCGCCCCAGCTGATGGGCATAATTCCCACCAACACATCCGGCTTCGGTGACGCAGAGAAGGCGGCCCGCGTCTTCGCCGCCAACGAACTGGAGCCCCTGCAGGAACGCTTGTTGGAGATGAACGACATCGTGGGCAAGGAAGTGATCAAGTTCAAACCTTACACCCTGGGGGAACTCTCCCCCGACACCTGACAGATTTCGGCGACTGCGTCAGCCTTTGGCCACCTTCGGGTGGTCTTTTTTTGTGCCCGACATACGCCCCCCGGCGGGGGTGCTCACGCCCACAGCTCGCGGTCACCCCACCCCACCTGCGGGCTCTTGGTACTGCGATTATTCAAGGCCCACGGATAACCAACAAGGGTACGCACGTAAGTCATTGATTGTTGGTTGCTGGGAGCCTGAGAAAGTAGGGGGGCTTCGGAAAAGTGTAACAACGTAACAGGGCCGGATATTGGCTTTTATGCTGCTGATATATATAGGGTTTTTCTGTTACACCTAAAGTGTAATAAAACGTAACGAAAACGTTACATCGTTGATTTTATTAGGGTGCCTATAGGCATTCCGTTACAGTTAGATAGTGTAACAACATTACGTTTTTATCTTCTAAAGTGTAACAACTTAATTCTAGGAATATCAGATAGATAGATACAATTATTACACTTATTACGTTTGTTACACTTTTCCGAACCCCCCAAACATTCTGAGCCAGCACGCCCCGCACGCACGCCCGCACACGCGTATATCACTCCAGAATATCCACACTTTCATAAACAGAAAGACTCCATCCTTGGCTTCGTGGCGATGGTGTGTGGCGGGCGGCAATACCTGGTCTTGGTCTCAGTCACCGGCGGCAGCACGTCGACAACGCTAACGTATGTTATTGATTACTGGGGCGGGGAATGTGCGCTTGTGAGCGGGGGGATTCTGCTGGGAGAGGCTTTAAGATGCTGAATATAATAGAGATAAGCATATCGGTGACGTGGCTCAAGCCACTCCTGGCCGGGTTTTCTGCGTGGTGGGGCCATATTATTGCAACTGTTCTGCCAGATCCTGAAGTAATCCTAGCTCCTGCGGGTTCTCCGGCAAACCCCGGATCCGCCGTTCCATGGTTTCGAAGTAGGTATCCAGATCAATTCTCCAGCGCCGGCCGTCGCGGAACGCGCCCGGGATGTCCGGGCAACGCCTGCGAATGGTGGCGAGCGACGGCGGCTGGTTGTCTTCGCAATAAACCACCTCGATGAAGGTCTGTATTGAGACCGGTCTCACTGGGTTACCGCCTCCCGCCGAACGTGCCGGCTTTTCCAGCGCTGAAAGTGTGCCTTGATCTGCCGGAACTTGGTGGCAGCCCGCACGTTATGGTCCAGTTCCGCCCGGCTGCTGATCTGGCATGCGGTGGTGATCAGGTCCCGGGCATCTTCTTCGGTGTGGGTACCGTCCGGAATTTCGACGTTGCCTTTTACGCTCTGGGCCCGGTCGAGGTACAGCTGGAAGGCTGGATCCTGGCAGAGCATGGCGGCCGAGCGGGCCAGGTGGCCGCCTTTGAGGTCAGCCATTTTCCTGTTCGCCAATTCGTTATTCTGGGTGCCGGTCATAAACCCTCCAGTGAAACCCGCTTTCTGTCTTCCAGGTATTCCCGGTTAACCTGCTGCCACCGGTCGTAACGCTGCTGGCTGAAGCCCGGGCCTTTCATGCGGTTGATGGTTTTCTGGTTTTTGGTGACCTGCCGGATTATTTCTTCCGGCGCGTACTGGTATTGCCAGAGTTCCAGGGCGTCATCTGGCTTGGAACCGTGCCAGGTCTGGCAGATCCAGCCCACGTCGAATACCTGGGATGTGCGCTGGGCGGACATTACGTCCGCTCGGAGCTGGTGATAGGCGCCCTGGATCTGCTGCAGGTTGTAGCTGGGCAGGTCGAATGTTCTGCTCTCCATCCACTTGGCCCCATCCACGGATTGGCACAGGGCGCGAACGCCAACTGACCAGTTGCGCGGGTACTTCAGTAAGTGGCTGGCCAGGTCGTAGCCCATGGGTATCCAGCCGAACTGCGTCCGCTTCTCTGCCGTGGTGTATTGCTGGCTATCGTCGGGGCTGATCATGCCCTCCCAGGTCCACAATCGGCACTGGGAGAACAGGCGCTGGTCGCGGGCGTGGGCGCTGTGCTGCTTTCTGCGGTTGTTACGCTTTTGGCTCATTGCGGAATCTCCCCGATTTCGGCCAGGGCTTTGCGGCCGGCGCGAAGCATGGCTTGCCGGTGGGACTTCTTCTCGATGCCGCGAAAATTCATCAGGTGCAGCACGCTCAGTACCTTTCGGATGGTGCCGGCGGGGTCGCGTTCGGCATCGTTGTTCAGGCTGATGGCGCAGTCGCTGGCGCTGGTGTTGATCAGGGCGGTCATCTGCTGTTCCGTCCTGTCAATCAGGCCCCCGAGTGGGGCGCGGACTGGCTTCCGGATGCCGTCTTCCCGAAGCCCTTCTTCGAAGTCCTGCCTGGTTGCTTCTTGGATGCTCATGCCGCAGTCTCCTTCAGCTCGACTTCGATGGGTTTGTTCATGGTAATCAGGTGATCCAGGTAGCGGATGAAGGTTTCCAGCCTGGCCATCCGCTCGCGGTAGTCCTCGTGCATCTGCGTCAGGTCCATAAACTCATAGAAATACAGGCGGATATCCAGACCGCCCAATGGTTCTGGCAATTCGAAGCCCTCGCGCCACACCGTGTTCACCGGCATGATCTGCACATCAGCAGTAGAGGTGTGCCCATGAAAATCAAAGTGTGCCTGAACGATCTTTCTGCGGTTCAGGATCATGCCCTGCAGGAAGATTTCCTCTAATGCCAGGTGCAGGTTGTCGGTCATCTGTTCTTCGGTTAGCGTCAGCGTATTCATATTCTTCTCCGTCTGGCCTTTCCGGCCTGTATTTATCGGTAATTCCGCGTCTTCACTTCCAGCAGCTGCTGGCAATCCACGCAGGTGGCGCAGCCGGGCAGCGCTTCCCGCCGTTTGGCGGGGATCTCGGTACCGCACTCTTCGCAGTAAGGATCGTTACTCGTGCCCTTTGGCTGGTTCCGCTGGTTCTCCAGGGCCAGCTCCAGGGACTGCTCGATGTAGTCACCGGCGATATCGGCTTTATCCGCCATGGCGCAGGGCCTCCGTGGCGTCTGGGTTCAGGTCCATGGCCGGGACCAGGCGAACGGATCCGGCTTTCACGCAGGCCTGGGCCTGCTCGGGGGAATCGAACACCACCACCATGGCCACGCGGTGGTGGCAGCGGCCGTGGTCTTCGTTGATCACGGTCAGCTCTCCAAGGTCGTGCACGCGGCCGGTGGGTTGATTTGCAGGTTCGTTGTTCATGGGCGCTTCCTTATTTGGCGGTAGCCGGTAACGGATCAGTTTCAGGCCACGGTCGGTGATCAGGGTTTTGGTGTAGGGCGTTTTACCCCTGGTTGGGTGCTCATAGGTGCCGGTCTTCACCACGAAGATGCCTTTGCCGCGGAACGGTCCGGCGGGCATGTTGTGTTTGTCCAGCATCTTCAGCCTGCGAAGCTCGCGGGCCAGTGTGTTGCGGCCGGTGTCCAGCAGGGCGGCGGCCTGGTCGAAGGTGTGTTCCACGGTGGTTTCCTCCCTCACAGCTCTTTCTCAAAGATCCAGCACCGGACGCTGTCGCTGCCAAGACTGTTGCCCTGGCTGCGAATCACGGAACGGACGGTGCGGCTGGATTCGATGAACTTGCGGCTGCGCGATGTTTTCAGGTGGCGCTTTAGCTCGCTCATCGGTGGTATGCGCAGCTTCTCTTCTGCACACACATGCTCGAAGTGCTTCAGGTTGACGGCGATCAGCTTGGCTTCGTCACCGTAGTGGTTCAGCACCGGGTAGCTGTTCAGACCCTCGATGTAGTCAACCGCTTCCCAGAACTCCTGCACCATCGGGTGGTCCGCATTCACGGACGTTTGGCGCTCCAGGGCCATTTCCTGAACCATCTCCCGCGCGGGCTCAAGGTAGGATTCGGGCAGCAGCTTCAGGCCATCCGGCCCCAGGCAATCCACCAGGGCCAGAAGCTGCCCGTGGTTTTTCGCAATCCGGTGGATGCGGATGTCGGGCATCTCGGCCAGGGCTTTTTCGTACTGGGGGGCGCGCTCAGTCACCAGGCGCATTACCTTAGATTCGCCGGCGGTGGCCTGCAGCACGAAGCCGCTGACCTTTTCCATGGGCGTGCGTTCCAGCTTCTCGGCCAGGGCCTTGGTGGTCTCGTTGTGGTTTTCGCGGGTGACGTTCAGGTGCATGATGCGCTGCAGCACGGCATCGCTGGCGTTTACCTGGGCGTTCTGGCTGATCACGATGGCGCCACGGAAGGGCGGTTCGTAGGTGTCGTTGCCGCCGTTCTTCTGGCCACGGCTGCGCACGCTGCGGCCGTTGTAGGCGGTTTTCAACTCATCCCAGTCGAACTGTTTCTGCTTTCCGCCGGCGCCGTCCTGGTCGCGGTCGGACTCAATCAGCACAACCGGCAGGTTGGACACCTGGGCGAAGTTCCGGGCCCGGGCGGCTAGGGTGGCCTTGCTGGGGTCGAAGCCTTCGTAATCCTGCCGGCCTACCAGCTTCCACAGGAATTCGATCAACGTGGATTTACCGGAGCCGGCTTCGCCCACAATCTCGATGAAGGGAAAGCTTTTGTGTGCCTTGCGGATCTGCTCGGCGAACAGCGTGCCCAGCCAGTAGGACAGGGCGATCACACCCTTGGGGCCGAAACAGTTGGCCAGATCCTGAGCCCAGCCGCGCTGGTAGTCTGCGGAGTTCTTATTGATGTTCAGGGCTACCGATTCCGACAGCGTTTTCACGCTCATGCGGCCGATGTCGTAGTAGTCTTCGTTGTTCAGCTCGTGTATCTGCCCGGCGTGAACGGCCAGCTCCGGGAATACCCAGGTTTCGTGCTCTTTGCTGTAGCCGATGAAATCGATGGTCTCGACAGTTTTAATGCCGGAGATTTGCTGCTTCAGCAGGCGGTCCAGCTGATGGCTGGAACCGGTCCACACGGCACCGGGCGCCACGCCCAGCAGGCGCTTCTTGAATTCGCTGGCGCTGGCCAGCTGGCCGCCGCTGAAGGTGTTCTTAACCGGCCGCCCGTCGTGCGGGAAATCCACACGGTAGTAGTACCAGCTTTCATCGGTGATCTTGTTGGCCAGGTAATACAGGGCGGTGGGGTAGCAGTTGGCGATCTCGATGACCGCGTTGCACTGTTCCAGGGCCCGGGTAACGATCTGCTTGTCCGTCAGCGGCTCGTCGCTTTCCTCCAGGTCGCTCATCGCCTTGTGGAATTCGTCCATGTTCAACTTGAACCAGAACAGGCGGTTGTTGAACCCGAAAGGGAATTCTTTCCGGTTGGTGTGCGTGTAGATGCGGTTGGCTTTCTCGCCAGCGCTGCGGGCAATGACCAGGTCGCCCTGGTAAAGGAATTCGTCGGTGGTCGGCTCGCCGTGTTCGTTGACCAGCTCGCCTCGCTGCCAGGCGTCGTTCCAGTCACGCTTGAACTTGCCTTCCCGGGGGATAACCGCAGCGCCTACCTTCAGGCCCTGTGACCGGGCGATGTTGGCAAACTTGCCAATGTAGCGAACACCGGCTTCGTCACCGTCCATGGCCCAGATGATGCGGGGCATGTCTTGGCCCGCTTTTTCCCGGGTGGCTGTCAGGGTGTCCAGGAACTTATCCGGGTAGTTGTTGCAGCTGAACGCGGCCACGGCGGGTATGCCGGCGTGGTACAGGGCGATCGCATCGAAGATGCCTTCCACCACCCAGAGCTCCTTGCCCTGGGACAGATCCAGCCCGGGCGGTGCCCAGGCCAGGCCTTTGAAGTTGGCGCCCCGGTTGAAGTGGGCTTTCATTTTGCCGAACCGGTGGGGCTTGTCGATCAGCCGTTCCCAGTGGTCGCGGTCGTTGATCTGGAAGCGCACGGTGGCGCTGCTGATGTTGCGCTCGTAATCCCAGTAGGTTTCCTGGTTGTACCAGCCCTTCACCACAGCCAGATCGAAGCCGCGGCCGTGCTTCATATACGCATCGGCCACTTCGGTACCGGTGGGCTTTTCGCCTTGCTTCAGGTCGGTTCTGGCGTAGCGCTCTGTCCAGCTGTCGAACAGATCCGGGAACAGCTCCTTTACGTGGTGCTGTTCACCGCAACGGCTCTCACGCCCGCACTTCACCATCCATGGTTCGTCGGTGCCCACGAAGGCTTCACGCTTGCCACAGGAGTGGCAGCGCAGGCGGCGCAGGAACTTGCCGCGCTCCAGGCCTTCGTAGTCACTCTGGAGCCGTAGAAGGATGTCGGCCCTTAGTTGGTCTTGCATGCGGGGCGCTCCGGATCAGGCGTTGATTCGATTGATGGTGTTGTGCTGCGAGTCCCGCAGCTGCAGGAGCTCGTGCACTGAAAAGATGTTGGTGCGGCCGCTGGCGTCGTGGATAACCACGGTATTGCCGGTAGTGAGGCTGACATCGACGTAGGCCGGCGGCTTGCCGGTGGCTTCCAGATCCGCCCATGCCTTGGTGGTGACCAGTGCCGCCCGCCGCCGACTGCATTGGTACTGCTCCATCAGGCTGTCGATGGTCATATCCACACACTCGCGGGCGTCGTAGTGGCCATTGCGCAGAGCCAGAAGCTGGGCATAGGCGGAGTCGGTCATGTTTTGTGCGATCGCGTTCATCGTTGTGGTTCCTTTTTCTTGGGTTGGAACTTCTCGTAGGCCAGCTCCATTTCCTGCTGGCATTGCTCCCGGACTTCCGGGGATAACGGTATCTCTCGCAGGCCGCCGTCCGGGTCCAGTGACAGGCGGTCGGTGTGAGTAATGAACACCACGCCCCGGTACCCGCAATGGTCTGCGTCCTGGCAGAACACGTAGAGCTGACGCTGGGCCCGGATCATCTGCACGCTGGTGCGAACACGGCACACGCCCTGGCAGTGCGGGCAGAGAATTCTAAGAAAGCTGTTTCGAATGCCGGGCTGAAGTTTCTGGTGGCCTTCCTCCGGCATTGTCGGGTGCCTGGCTTCCAGCACCGGGCCGTAGGAGACCTGAACGGACCCCCGGTAGCCGCACTCAAGGTTCCGGCACTGCACCAGAGCGTCCGATCCGCGCTCCTGTATGCTGCGACTGGACTGAATGGAACACGCCTCCCCGCAGGATGGGCAGTTCAGGTGCAGGAAGTTCCGGGTCAGCCGGCTCATGGTTGCCGGGTTTTCCGCTTGCTGTGCGTTGTCGCTCGCCATGGTGATTGCTGCGCCCCTTAGTGCCATTGTTTGCCGCCCGGATGAACCAGATGGTCGCGGCTGTCCCGCTCCTCGAGGGTTTTCAGGAACCGGAGCCCTTCTGCCATCGGCAGCCCTGCTCTGATTACGTAGGCGTTGATGCGCCACTTGGTGTCCCTTTCCTGTCTGTCGAACCACTCCATCAGCTCTTTTTCGGTGTTGGTTTGTTGGTGCATTCAGTCCTCGGTGGTGATTAAGGGATTCTCTGGGGATTCCCTACGGAAGCTGTTAAAAGCCAAAACTCCCTGGCGTCGTTAATTCATTGCGAAATTAGAGCGTTCGGCGCTCGTACCTCTGGCGCAGCTCTTCGCCGCCCGGAATGCCTTCTTCGTCCAGGAAGCGATCAATGGCCCGGCGGCGCTGGCCGGGGACTTGACTGGCTTTCAGGATTTCTTCGGCAGAGGGAACACCGGCCTGTTCCAGGAACTGCTGGATGGCATGGCGCGCAGCGGCCGCACGGCGGCGGGTGCCGTCAGACCCCAGATTGCGAGCCCACCACAGAAGGCGGATGTGGTCTTCCGTGCTCAGGCGGATGCTGAACTTATGCTCGCGTACCGCTTTTGGCGGCGTGTGCTGGGTGTAGCCAATGTCCGTCATGTATTGCTCCTTGGCGCCGATGCAGTTACCGGGCCGTTACTCCGGGAATCAGCTGGAGGTGCTTTCCTGATAACTGGCAAGGCCCTGGAGGAAAAAAATTCGAGATTGAGACGCCATGGATCGCCCCTCTGCCAGAGCGGCTTTTTCAAGGCCTGCTCTCTCTTCCGGTAGAAGGCGCAGAGCAATAGGCTTGGCAGTTAGAACGCCAGACGGTGCTCGGTGGCTGTAGCCGGGTTTTTTTGAATCCTTCATGGTGTATTCTCTGTGTAACGATGTATTACACAGAATGATAGACCCCAATGCGCAAGAATGTAAACAAAACGGGAATTTAAAGTTCCTATCGTTATCCAGAATGAGCGAAAGACTTTTAAATAGTGAACAGATTATTCACAGAATGAGAGAGGTTATCGGCGCCAGGAATGACGGGCTTGTCGGCGAGTTTGTTGGAGCTTCGAAGCAGGCGGTCTACAACTGGAAAAACCGTGGATCTATTCCAATTGAGTACTGCGTCAATTTTTGCGTGAAGACGGGACGGAGCATGGACTGGCTTATTTTTGGTTCTGAACCCGGAATGTCAGTGGCAGTAGCCGCGTCTAATTATGGGATCACCGCCGATGAGGACTACAGCGAAATCCCGGTGTACGACATCGAGGCCAGTGCAGGCCCTGGGTCCATTTTTGACCAGGAGCTGATAAGCACCTATTTAAAGTTTCGGAAGGACTGGCTAACACGCGAATGCCTGCATGTTCATAACCTGGTAGCGATTCGCGTTACCGGTGATTCAATGGACGGCACTCTAACCACGGGTGACACGGTTCTTATTGATCGGTCCAGGAAGAAGCCTGACGGCGTATTTGCCATAAGGATCGGTGACTCGCTGCGCATTAAGCGCCTGCAGAAGATGACTGACGGAACTCTCCGGGTATCCAGCGACAACCCGGTTTATCAGCCTGAGCATATCCACCCTGAGAACATGAACCAGGTGGAGATTGTTGGGCAGTGTTACTGGCGAGATGGTAGGGTTTTTTAAGTTTTAGTAGTAGTCGCCCTTGAAGCCGGGGGCGGCAGTATTTGACGAAGGGAGCAGTAACCATGGCTATGACGAAGTGCAAAGAGTGCAAGGCAGAGGTATCCACCAAGGCAAAAAAATGCCCGAACTGCGGCGTATCAAGCCCCGGTGTTAGTGGCAAGGACATGCTGGCAGGACTGGGCGGAATTGTTGTTCTGGTGTTGATTACGATTGTGGCGTGTTCACCAGACGATAAGCCGACCGAGAAACCTGCGACTAAAAACCCGAAGTTAAGCGAAGAAGACCAGGCCGCTGCTAAAAAGGCGGAAATGGAAGCCTGCCGGCAGGATCTACAGTGTTGGGGTGAGGAGCACTGGGCAGCTGCTACTAACCGATGCGAGCGGGAAATCGAGCGCCAGGCGCAATATGAAGTTAAGTGGACTGACTCCTACCCGGACACCAAGCTGACCCGCCGTGGGTGGTTGGACAAGGAGGCTGGCACTTTGACCTTCTACGGTGACCGGGTTCAGTTCTCTAACCGCTATGGCGCCTTTCAGAACTATACCTACCGCTGCGACTACGACCCGGCCGCCAAAAGAGTGATCAACCTGCAGATGGAGCCCGGCAGGATCTAGCCCTATCTTCGAGCGGCTCGCTTGAAAGGGTTGATGATGAACGTCATCCCCACGGGCCGCTCCCGCTCCGGATCGTCTGGCAACAGCTTAAAACCTATCCTGCACTCAAAGTCAAACCAGGGGCAGTACGGCATCATGGCATAGAAGCCGGTGAACAAGCGCCAGCCATCCTTTGCCCAGACGACCTGGCGACCGTACTTTCCGTTGTCGACAACCAGTCTTCCTTCGTGCCTCACGTAATCGCAAGCGCCCTGCACGCAACTGAACAGTGCCA